ATCCTATGCAAATGCTTGAAGGAGCTGCAGGTGAAATACTTAGTCCTGAATGGAGAAATACACTAGGAACAGAATATAGGGCTGATCAGTTTGGTAGAAAGATTGCAAAAGTTGCTGGTACTCCTTGGAGTCTTAAGAACCAATTATTAATGAGAGGTTCATATGTAGCAGCTCCATTAGCAACAGGAGCAGCAAGTGTTATTCCAGGATATCTTTTAAATGAAATGGCTGATCATGGTATGGATATGTTTGAACACGGAGTTATGGACCCGTTAGCTAGGAAAATACGTGGGGGAGATACAGATTTAGAAGCGAGTCTTAGACAATATGGATATGATCCAAGCAAACATAATATAGAACCTAGAAGAACTGTTGATGCTCCTTTACAAAATGTACCTTTTAGAAAAGTTTTGCTAACCAACAATATCGTAAGTCCTATCGTGAATTCAATAGCACCTTGGCTTACGGAAATAGGAGGTAGAGAGGAGATACCAATTACCCGTGTAAGAGGTTTACCTGGGGTACTTAGGAATATTGCGATGCCTAAGTGATTTAGAATATAGAAAAAGGATAAAACAGTGGGACCAGATTTTCTGACACTTGCGTTAACAGCTGTTATCTCTTCTGTAACAGGAGGAGGTTGGATTGCAAGTAAAGTTTTAGAACGTCATAAAGAACGACTGAAAGACTCTATTCAAAACCTAGAAAATCAACGTATGCGTATAAATGCACTGGAAGAACATGTAAATAGAATGCCTTTAGAGTATGTCTTAAAAGTAGATTTTGTTCGGGAATTGCAAGATATGAATGATCACTTTAGAGCAATTCATAATAAGCTTGATAAGCTAATGGAAAAGCTAATAGAAAAATGACAGAGTATTCAATAGCGTTGCAACAAGCTAATAATGGCGACCTATTTGTACACTTACCAGATGAAGTCCAAGATGATTTAGGTTGGAAAGAAGGAGATATAATTGAATGGAATATGAAAGGTTTAGGTTTAACTATTAATCGAATAAATGAACCTTTTACTTATGAAATAAACGAAGAGTAGAATATAAACAATACTAATAAAAACTATGAGATATTCAGGCGGAGCATCAAATGATATTCTTGGACCAGGTAACGGGTCAATGGCAAATGCTTTAGCACATCGTATCCATGAACCAATAGAAATTATTGATGGTATTCCTAGATACTGGACAGATCAACATCATGATCCAAGACAGCATAATGAGTTAAGAGATCCAGGTATGAATCCTATACCAGGTACAGCACCAACAGATGAAGAAATAGATGCTATAAATGGAGTACTTCAAAGTCAATTGGGAGCTAATAAAATAACTGGTCCTTTAAAAAGTATTGGAGTTGGTTATAAAACTGTTCCTGCTCCTGAATTAAATTCTTTTCCAGGTATAGGTAATGATCCTAGAAAAATAGTAGATTATTTAACTGGGATGCCTATATCTAGCGCAGGATCTGACCCTGGTAACGGAATGTATAATAACGGTTATTTAGGCAAACAAGGAATTCCTCAAGTAGCAGGACAGTTTATGACACCTGGATTTAAACAAGAAATTCCTCAAATAAGTACAGGTCCCTATACAGGAGGAGCAGTTGGAGCTCCTATAGGTACTTATAAAGGAGGATCTTTTGCAGTTCCTTTACCTTATTACGGATGAAATTAAAAAAGCTTGTAAAAAAAGCAGTTAAAAATCCAAAATTATTTACTCAAGAAGAAATATTATTTTTTAAAAATTGGCTCTTCTTACATAAAAAAAACAAAAGCAAAAAGTAAATGGCAGAAAGCAACTCCAAATATACTCAAGCAACAAAAGCTGCTAAGATGTATAAAGATAAACGTAGCAAAGAATAATGGCTAGTGACGCTAAATCACGTTTAAAGGAAATTATCGATTCTTATCTTGAAAGAGATGGTGGAGGTGGAATCGATACAGGAATTGTAGCTTCTCATTTAGCCCAGATGAAGCTATTCGGTATTAGACAAGGTGTTGAATTTTTTCCTGCTCAAGATAATTTTGGTAATCAACGTAAAGATTTTATAGACAGAGTAATTAAATATAATCAATTAGATACTAGACTTGATTCCATATGGGATTACTTTCTTTGTGATGGACAAGGCATTTTTTACATTCGACCAACCTCTACAAATTACAGACTATATTATTTTCGTAAGCACGAATATCGTAGCTATTACAATCTTGATGGCCAGCTGGATGAAGTTGTAATTATCTATAGCTATAAAGTTCGTCAAGGTTTAGGTTATCAACAGGATATTGCTACTCAGAATTTAACAGGTTCAACAAATGGTGTTCAACAAGGAACTAAGAAATATATAAGACTTTCTATTAAGCGTAAAACAATTGAAGAAACTCATTCAGAAGGTGAAATTTCTTTTGAAAATCAGCATCATAGTGTACCTGGTAAAACTAAGACGTTTACTAATACATTAGGTTTTATACCTTGTGTTGAGATATTCAATAACGCAAAAGGGTTTTCTGCCGAAGGATCAGGTGAGTTTGATGCACTAGCTAACCATATATGTACTCATGATGAAATGATCCGCACCATGAGGAAGAACGTAACCTTCTTTGGTAATCCAACATTATTATCTTCTCGTCCTAAGACAGATTTAATGGAATCTGGAGAAGCCCAAGTACAACGTCCTTCTATTGCATCTAATTCAGGATTTACAGGATTAGGTCCTTTAAGTGGTTCTCGATATAAAGCTGATCCATTATCCCGTGGTATTGATGGACAGATAAGAGTACCTAGAGTTATTGCAAACTTAGAACCAAATGATCGTGTTGGTTATATAGTTCCTGATGCTATTACTGGAGATCAGAACTCTTTTTCTCGTCAATACAGAGAAGAAATAAGAACTGCGCTTGGTGGAGTAGATGAACTATCTATATCTGCAGGTGTAACTGCTACTGAATATAAGTCATTATTTGGCCGAGTTGCTGCTACTTCTAAGAAGAAAGCTACTTCACTTTACACATATGGTCTTTGTCGTTGTTTAGAACTAATAATTTTCCAAGAAGAAAATCTATTTAAAGAGAGTCTTGCACGAGCAGTAGGTTTAGAAAAACCAATTGATCTTCCTGCTAATCCATCCCCTGAAGAGACAAAGCTTTATACAGAAGCAATGGGATATTACGAAGAGCAAGTTAAGCAACTAATGATGGCATGTCTGCAATCTCAGCAAATTCCACCAGGTGTTACAGGTCTAATACCAGACGGAGATGTAACAATTCAGTGGAGATGGCTCGGACCAGTATATGAAGACTCAACTCAGGATACTTTGAATAACTCAATTGTTGTAAGAAACCTACAAGAATTAGGGGTAGATAGCATAGAAGCACTGAAGTATCTCTTTCCGTCGAAAACGGATGAAGAAAGGGCTGCCATGTTATCGGGCTTCCCATTCAGAATGGTTAATGAATTGCAGGGTGCATACTCTCAATTTGCAAGACTCGTGGGGGGAATGATGCAGACTCCTCATCCTCAGTCACCCGACTTACCTATGGCAGCAGATCCACGCCTAGATCTGACACCATATCTGTATCGAACACTCGAGGCGTTACAAAAGGAGATGAGTTATGCAGGTCGCTACAGACCAATCGACCCAACAGACGAGCCAAGCACCAACAGCGACAGTGGCTCCGAGCAGTTACGTGGCGGCAGCTCCAGCAGCAGCTCCACAGGCGGCTCCACAGACACCGGGTCAATATCAAGTGGGTACCAGCTTCCCACAAGCAGTACCACAGGGAACCCCCAGCTTCCAATCCGCCCCTACTCAGTACGCCCCCCAATCCCAACCGGCGGCTCCTCAGCAGGACGGTCCATGGGAATCGGCGTTCAACAAGGTGGTAGGACTACTGAGCACTCCAGTCCAATCCCCGTTCCAGGGTCAACAATCTCAGACGGCGGCTCCTCAGTATACCCAGGCCAACTACGGTCAGGTGAGCGCCCCAACTATGCCACAATCGGCTCCGCAGATCTCGCCAGCCAGCCAGACATACTCGGACAGCTCTTCCCAAACCTCTTCGAATCTCTCCTCGGCTCAGCTGGACGCAGTCCAGAACCAGGTAGGAATGAGCAACGAAAGCCGTCAGGTGATGGACGCGTTCGGGATAGAGGCACCAGCGGTACTAAACCAGTACGCGGTAAATCTAGAAGGAATGCTGGACAACGCCGTAACGTGGGGAAATAGAGCACAAGAAGTAATTAAAGGATACGCTGATTTTTCTGTACAAGAGCATCAAGAGAATCTTGCTTATAACGAGATACTTACTAACCCAGATGTGCTTAGTGACTATACATTGAAGTTCTTTGGTCCAGAAGGTCCATACCCTGTTTATGAAAATGAGCAACAGTTAGAAACTAAAGGATATCCAACAGCTCCAGTAGGCCAACAGCCTGCAGTTGAAGGGCAGCCTCAAACTCCTAACGCTTTAGCTACAGCTGGTCAGAACTTCCCTGCACCTCCTCAAGCTGCTCCACCACAACAGCCTGAGAATTTCTGGGGTACATTCAACGAGCAAATGTCTCGTGACCCAGGAAATGCATGGAGAATGTTGAACCAAGCTCAGCCACAAACAGTTGCTAATAAATTGTTTGTAATGGAGTAGACCTATGAGAGGAGCTATTAAATACGGCATACCTACATCTGTCGGTATCGGCACTGCAGGTTATGCTGCTTCTCAAGATGAGGATTTAGGCTCAACAGGTCTAGCTGGTATTGCTGGTGGCTTAGGTGCGTACGCTGGTTTAAAAGGTGCTCGTGCTGCTGCTCCAGAACTTGCTGGTAGATTTGCAGGTTTATTTGCAGGTCCAAAAGCACAAGGAGCAGTAGATAGGCTTACTACTTACGCTGATAATCTTAATGCTAAAAAAGGCATTACTAGAGATGCAAGTGGTTATACCGTAGCTGAACCGAGAGATCCTTATCACTATGCAAAAAGTGGTAGAGGACCTTCAAAAAAATCAGTTCTTCGAGGAGATAGGAGTTTTAGAGCTAATAGGGCAGAAGATTTAGCAGAGATGTTAACTCAAGCAGCCACTATGGGTACAAACCCTAACTTCTTAAGTGGGACAAAATATGCAGCTGCAGCAGGTTTAGTTCCTGCTAGTGCATTAACAGCAGGTCTTGGCGGTGTAGCCGCTGGTGCTATTCCAGGTGCTTTAGGTGTACCTGGCTTTACGGGAATTGATCCAGAATCTTATGGTTCTAGTAATTCGCCTGGGGCTCGTTATAAAGCCTCGACAGCTCAATATTCTTAATAATATTTAAGGAAAATTAGACGCTGTTAAAATTTTATGTAGATAAGACTAAATTGTCTCATTCTTTCATCCGATATTTTCTTTGCGCCCCTGGAGGATAAAACAAAGTGTTCATTGATAATGATTTCCCAAAAATTTTGGGAGCCGAGCTCTATAGACCCCATCCAGCTTATATAGCGGAGATGGCTTGTGAGCCAGTAGTGGTACATGACTTTACACGCCAACCTGGACAAACCGTTCAGTTGGATAGATATAAGTTCTGGGGAACCCCTGGTACAAAGGATAGTCGTGAGCGTGTAGCTGATCAGACTATCGGTACTGCTAACAGCCGTAACATCACAAAGGAAAAGGTACTTGTTGTACTTAAAGAATACACAGGTCCTGCAGATCCTGGTGATGCTACTCAGTCAAGTACTTTCAAGATTGCAAGAGAGACTCTTGTAACAGCACAACGTCTACTACTTGACACAGGGAACCTTAATATGTTCCATCAGAGCATAGGTTCACTTACCTTGCTTGATGACTACAGAAGATGGCGTGACCGTGTCTTTATTGACGAGCTTTCTAAAGCAGAAGCTAATGGTGCTGCATCTACTAGTCAAGGTGGTTACTACTTTGCTGGTGGTAAGACAAAAGACTCAACTGGAAGAATTGCTTATACAACTACAGAGTATGGCAACCAGATTCAACAGTTCTCAGTTAAAACTGACCTCTTAACTGTTGTTAAGGACTTACGTAAGCGTAATGTTCCTACATATGCAGATGGTTTATATCGTTGCATATGCGACCCAACATTCATGATGCACTTACGTCGTGACTCTGACTTCAGAGAAATCGCACGTTACTCCGGTGCTCCTGGACAAGGAATGTACATGGGCAACCCCATGATTCCTAACAACGCTAGCTTCTATCAGGGACCTCAAGCTGGACAAGCTTATTTCCTAGCTGGCGAACCTGTAATGCCAACAGGCGTACAGTTTGAAGGTGTTAAGTTCTTTGAATCTACTAACTTCCCAACAAAAAATATAACTGCTACATTCGATAATAGTTCTTATGCTTCTAAAGAAGTTGCACAAGGTTATTTCTTCGGACCACAAGCAATTGGTGTTGGAATTGGTGGACCAAATGCACAAGTTCTTATTAATAATAATGATGACTTTTCAAGATTTATAATTTTGATTTGGCAGTTGTACGCTGGGTTTGAGATCCTTAATAAAGATTTCGTAACTACAGGATTCAGCTTCGTTGAAGATGACGGATCTGTATAGTAAATAACATTTAGTAAAAATACAATTGGAGAAATAAATGGCCTATTTGTCTTCTAAGAAAATCTATCCAGGGAACTGGGCAGAGCCTCTTAACGGTTGGTACAAAAATATTGATACCAACGATGATTCCACAAATGATGCAACTAAAGGTGGTCCTACTGCCGTATTAGCTGTACCAGGTTGGAAGTATTTCCAACAACGTGGTTATGTTGAAGTTACAGGAAAAGCAGCTTCTGCATTCACTAGTGCTGATGTAATCGTTCCTTCTCCTTATAGGAATGACGACACTCGTACAGATATTACTGGAATGGTAGTTTCTGGAAATGCTACTCAGTCTTCTTACATCTACCGTTCTACAGTTTCTGTAGCATCTGGTTGGGGTGATGGAAGAGTTGCATCTGGTGTTTATACAGATACAGGAAACTTAATTTCTTTCGGTAGAGACAATGGTGGTAACCCAGTTGCTGCTTCTGGTCTTGGCGATT